CCTGCATACGACGCATCTGCTCCTGACGCTGTGCGTTCATGCTCTGTTCTTGCTGTTGTTTGGCGGCCTTCTTAGCCTGACGACGAGCATTCCCTTGCTCTGCGATGCGACGCATCTGTTCTTGCTTTTGCTCGCTCATGTTCGTTCCTTATCAGATTTCCTCGAAGGTGGCTACATCGTACTCACGGCCTGTACGGCGGTCTGTCCAGATAGTGATAACCTCGCCCGTCTTAGGGTCTGCTTCACGTCTGTACTGAGGGTCTGTAGCAGAGATACCGCTCTCGTCGAAATCATCAGGAGCGCCTCGCTCGATAGAGATGATGTTCATGTAGCGATCTTTAAGTGCTTGTAGGTTCGCTGGGAACTGGTCAGACGCTGGGTTTAGGTTACGGAATGCCGCTTTCAGCAGAGAGAGTTCCTTCTCACTCACTGAGCCTAACGCACCGCCCGTCTTAGAGTTCTCACGCATAGTCTGTAACTCATCGAATGCCATACGAGCTTCGAGAGTCTCAACAGCGTCGTTAAGAGTCATAGCGTCAGAGCCCGGTATCCAGCTCAGCATCTGAGAGGCAACCTGATCCGACCAATCCTCTGGCATCACTGCCTCGATGTCGTCGATGATGTCTAGCTGGTTATCCATAAGGGCGATAGCACCACGCTTCTGCATGGCTTGCCGCTTCTCTGAATCTACAGGCACTAGGAGCTTAGCCGCTTCCTGTGAAGTCTTACCAGACGCGAGAGCCGCGTTGTAGTCGTCCAAGCTAGCCTGTTGCCATCCATTATCGTCAGCCACTGAGGTGACGAACTTACGGTGTTGGTCTTCAGTCATACGCTCAACTTTTGGAGCACTACCATCTGGGTTAGGAGAGAGGAACTGACCAGTCTTAGTATCGAACATGTAGTCGCCTACCTGATCGTATCGCTTAGACATATTAGCTGGCTCACGGCTTGTGTCGATGTAGTCACGGACGTTGAGGCCAGTACCCTCTGCCGCCTTCTCCATACGCGCGAGGATTCCCTCCGCCGCCTTCGAATTGTTTGCCCGCATAGCTCTGTCGTAGCTTGTGCCGAGAGCGCCGAGCTTCTCCTGTGCTACTCTCTGCGTACCTGCAAGGTCTCTATCTGCTTGTATGTTAGCCGCCTGCTGAGACGCACGGCCTTCTGCCGCCTTAGCTCTACCTTCCTGCGCCTGACGTGATTGGAAGTCCTCTAGGGCCTTCATAGCTGTCATAGCCTCTTCACCCGTCTTCGCCTGCTTAATGCGGAGCTTCAGGGCATCTTCTGGAGACAGGCCAGCGAGGGCGTCAGCTCTCTCGCCTTGTAGACGTGCCTTGCGGATGTCACCGCCGAGACTTCCGAGCATCCCAGCCGCTTGACCAAGGGTGCCCGTGTATGTTGGGTTCATCAAGCCCTGCGTGAGGGCTCCTGTTAGTCGTGCCATTATACACTCCTTAGTCGAATAGTGATCCTAAAGCGCTCAACCAGCCGTCTTCACCTGTAGCGTTGCTCAAAGAGCCGCCCAGCATTGAAGCACCTACCTGACCAATCATATTGGCCTGACCTTGTCCTGCGCCGAGGAGGGCTTCTAAGCCGCCCATACGTGCCTGACCGTAGAGGTCTGCGCCAGTAAGCTGACCAGCCTGCGCCAGAGCCGCATTGTTGTAGCCAGCCTGCGACATTCCTTGTAGCTGTGCCTGCGGTAGGTAGCCCATACCGAGGAAGCTGTTGGCAAGCTGTGCGTTCTGCATTTGATCTTGACGGGCCTGCCCCATCGCTGAGAGAGCCGCTTCGTTGCGTGCCCGTGCGTTGGCTTGTTGCATCGCAAGCATCTCTGGAGTAGCGCCGCCGTACATGTCTGAAGAAGTACCGAGACGGCCTTGAGCGAAGAGGCGATTCTCCAGCTCTAGTGCCTGACGGTTCTCGTCTTCAAGCTGTAGTGCTCGCATACGGTCGTAGATGTTCTGCTCTGTCTGTGCGTTAGGCTGTAACGCCGCCTGCATAAGACCTGTCGCACCCCCGAGGGCTTGGTCTTGAATAGCCTGCTCCTGAGCGCCTAACTGTGTAGTTACGCTACCGTTAGGACCTACGTTGAACTGACTGCCTGTTGTAGTGGTTACGCCGTAGGGGTTGAAGGCTGTGTTCGCCATCGCCTCATTAGCGATCTGATTGGAGCCTGCTTGAGCCTGCTGGCCTATCTCTCCAAGACGATCATACGCGTTGCCGACCATGCCCGCACCGCCAACGGCACTGCCCAGTCCTAAAAGTCCTTCTATTAAGCTCATGCTAGCTCCTTATGGTGTGCCGAATGCGGTGACGTCATCCTTAGCGATAACTGCCCCTGCTGTTGTTACTTTAAATACGTCTGTGACGCCGTTGCGGAATACTAAGTCAGCGCCGTCTAGGGCAATCTCCCAGCTACCTAAGCTGATCTTAGGGACTGTGACGTCAGTGGTGAACGTAGGGCTGTCGATAGGTGCCTTAGCGTCTAGCTGAGTCTGTACGTTAGATGTTACGCCGTCCACGTAGTTAAGCTCTGCGGCTGTAGCTGTAACGCCATCTAAGATGTTAAGCTCCGCGGCTGTAGCTGTGACGCCTGTTAAGATGTTCAGCTCCGCAGTTGAAGATGTCATTCCACTCAGCTTGTTAATCTCTGCGCCTGTAGCACCGATGGTGATGCCGTTCAGTATAATAGAGTCCGTGTCGCAAGCGCCGTTGATGACAACCCCTGCGCTAGAGCTTGTGAGCCTCTGCGTGGAGACACCACCTGAGATGTGGAACAGCTTGGCTTCGCCAGAGGCCTCCAGCATAGACAAGTAGTTCTGTCCCGTAGAGTTACGGAAGACGATACCCGCTCCGTCCGACTTTATGAACAAGCTACCAGTCCCTTGCTCCGTAACATACGTATTAGAGCCGTCGTGGTAGATTGTAAGGTCGCTGTCTGTTCCGATATTCAAGGCTGAGTTGTCAGCGAAGGTCATATCAGAAGTCACTGACGTTAGCGCCCCTGCCGTAGCCGCAAGCGTAGGGATAGTGACCGTACCTGTAAAGGTTGGAGAGTCGTTCTCCGCCTTAGTGGCTGATGAAGTAGCAATGTTGTCGAATTCTAGCTGGAACTCAGAGCCTAGAATCTTCTTTGAGGGGTTGCCCGATGTTAGGCCGTCCTTAACCGCAAAGTTAGTTGTACGTGTGTAATTACTCATTAGATCAATTTCCCTAGAAGTGTCTGTAGGTTAATACTCTGAATACCTACTTCATATCCGTTTACTGTAGCTGAGAAGCCTAGTTGTAGTAACGTACCGCTTCCTGAGCCGTTGATGTTAGCCCGAATAGTGCTCGCCTGAGACGACGCCGAATACTCGCCGATTCCATACTCCGACTCTCCAAACTCAGCAGTCTCCCCTGTGGGGGACGACAGCGTGAAAGAGCGTGAGTAGAATGCGTCGGAAAAGTCATAACGCCATCTTAGCGAAGCCTGTACACCGCCACCGCCTGATACGACTGTCCGAACTCGCTTGAGGAACTTCAGACGTGTGTCGTCTCCAAAGGCTAGCTGTGGTGATTCAAACTCAATTACATAAGTCTGTCCGTTGTCCAAGTAGCCAGCGTAGCGGCCTATGCCGTTAGAGTCTCCTATGTACAGCGTACCGTCGCGTGTGGTGAAGTAAGCGGTATGCTCTGAGGTAGGCCACCGCGTAGCGCGCATGGCTCCATTCTCGAGTCTAGTGCGTGTGTCGAAGGCGTAAACTATTCCGATGTCTGGGAAGGAGACCAAGTAGAGATTATCTTCTGGGCTGAATGTAGCCGAGATTCCAGAAGGGCTTGATGCGATCAGGTCTACAATGTCGTCCTTAATGTTAGCAGAGATGTCACCGATAGGGGATGACTTCTCTTGTATGGTTCTACCTAGCGACCTAACGCCTTCCTGAGACAAGAAGAGTACGTCTGTGCCGATCACCTTGATAGAGTCACGAGAGACGCAACCGATGTCCACGATGGTGTCTGCTAGTTGCATAGTCGCAGGGTCTTCTGCCCCACTGTAAATCAGTATCGACTCCTTACCGAAGATGATTAAGAAGTCGTTGTGGGCGGCCATGCCAACCACTTCGTCATAGCCGCGAGGCCAGACTGTGCGGAGGTTGATGCTTCCCGATGAGCCAGCCGTCCAAGCCAGTCCGTTGAGGAGGTCTGACCAGTAAAGGGTGTACTTGTCGTTAGCCACGTCAGCAACCCAGAGACGGCCATAAGCGGCTAAGGCGGCGTTACCTTGTGGTGGTGTGCCTGTAGCGCCTGCCGCTGTGAATGTCTGTAGTGTGCCGCTAGCGTACTGGAGAGGCTCGTGACCTCTCTGAAAGAAATACGCCGCGTTGTTGAAGGAGAGTATCTGCCAGTCATCACCCGTTGGCGTGTAAGCCGCTGGGGTGATGTCTGTGAGGGTTGTCGTACCAGAAAACAGCTTGTTGTTACCAGCCGACAACACTGTAGAAGCTCCGGCGTTGTCGATGAACTCCCTAATGGCTTTGATGCTTGAGCTACCAAGCGGGGTAGCGTCGGTGGTGTCTACAGTGACACCCTTACGAGACGCTAGCCTACCGCTCTTGTCGATTACACAGTTATCCGCGACTGTAGCGAAGGAGGGGTCCATCTGTAGTGGAGACTCCTGTGTGTTCAGACCGCGGAACGCAGGAGCCAGTAGTGATATGCTTTGTAGTTCTTGCGCCATAGTTACACCGTAAAGTAGATAAGTTCTTCCTCATGCCTTGCCGCTTCCACAGCGATAGCATCCCGTAGGTATCTGTCAGCAATAGAGAATAGCTCTGCCGCTGATGTACCGCCTGTCTCTCCACGCTCCCGAGCCAACATAGCCAGCGCTAAGTGAAGCACTGGAGCCTCTGGGACCAGAAGGTCATCGGAGTCGGCTGATAGGTCAGCTTGTGGGCTGACTACGCTGAATGACAGTGTGTAGGCCGCGTTAGGTACGGGCCATACTTTAATGTTAATGTCGTCGCCTGATAGGCCGCTAGTGACGTAGTAGACCGGAGATGCCTCCTGCGCCGAGCCTGTCTCACGACGGCGTAGCCATTCCTTAGACTGCTTACGTAGTTGTAAGCCCTGCGTCTCATTCCATGCGTCTAAGACCTTGCCACGAGTGCCTACGCCTGTAAGGGCATACTCACCGTCGCTGGCTACTGTGGTGATGTCTACGTCAGACCGTAGAGCAGACCACTGGTAGGAGTCCTCAATGATACGCTTGGCATCGTTGACGAAATCTCCTACCATCTTGCTGTAAGTTGTTTCTGCTACTGAACTCACCTCGTCCTCACGGAGACGACGAAGGATTCCATTTACAATGTTTAGGTAAGTCATGCGACTCCTCCAAATAGTCTGCCACCGAGGTTACGAGCAATCAAGTCGTCCAAAGGTGCTGTGGGGTCTGTAGCCTGCGCCGCTGGTGTGCGAAGCGGTCGGGCACCGACGTAGCTGTCGATCCCAGAGTTGAATGCGTCAAAGGCCGCCGCACCGCCACCCATCATTCCTGCTCCCATAGCTAAGGACGGGAAGTCAATGTCGGGACTGTCGATGTCTATGTCGGGACCGTCAATGTCTGGACCGTCAATGTCTATGTCGGGAGTGTCTATGTTGACCTCCGGCAAGTCTACATCGACCTCTGGCAAGTCTACGTCGATCTCTGGCAAGTCTACGTCGATCTCTGGTAGGTCAACATCCGGCAGGTTAACGTCTGGCAGGTCGAACTCAGGCAGGTCAATACTTGGCAGTCCAAAGTCCGGCAAGTCCCAGCCGCCTAGGTCGTCCATGAGATCCCCTAGCTCCCCTCTTGTGGGATCAGCGTAGGCGAATGTACCTCCTTGGTCGAAAGCGTTGTCGCTGTCGTAGGTCCCTGACTCCCAAATAGCTGACATAAGATCTTCAGCATTTACGTCATCTCCCAAGACACCACCAACAGCAGTCTCTACGAAAGGCTCGAAGGCTCTAACGTCGATGCTTGTGGTATCTTCATCGAACCAGTTACCAACTTCAATGTCACCAAACTGGTCGGCGAAGTTGTTGTCGATGTAGTTCATTAACTGGTCTGTAGTGTATGTACCGACTGCGCCTAGCACGATGTCTTCTATGTCGTTACCTTGAAGAGCGCCGGAGGCAATCCCCGTAGCCATCTCGTAGACAGTGTCGACATCTGTGCCTAATGCATCAGCTAAGTCCCATGCAAGATTGTCAGCGGCGGCACCAAGGTCGCTAGAAGCCGCTAGAGCGCCGTCTGCGGCCATTGAAGCTAGTTCCCCTAGTCCACCCATCAGTCCTGCTTGAACGACGCTAGAAGCGTCTACAGAGCCGTTCACGACGCCCTGCGCTATAGCTGTACCTAAAGCGTTACCTGCGGCGGCCTGCAAGACACCAGCATAGCCACCAGCACCTCCAGCACCTCCTGCGGCACCTCCAGCGACACCCAGTGCCTGCTCGAAGCCAGCGCCAGCGTACATACCCATGGCGGCAATCATGCCTGCCTTTACGTACTGCCCTAGCTCCTCCTCTACGTTCTCTACCTTGACGTAGCTACTGCCGTTCCATTTGAACTTATCGCCGCTGTCGCTGTATACCGTAGGGTTAACGCCATACTTCTGTAGTAGTGCTTGGTTGGCGTCAGAGTTAATCCAATTCTCATAAGCACCCTGCTGGTTACTCATGATGCCCTGCTGTTGTTGTGCTTCGTAGTTAGCGTCAGAGGTCTCTGGCGTCCATACGTCGTTGTCGGCGTCGAGCATAAACTCTTCGTCGGCTGTGCGGCCTGTAGACTCCGACCAGTTACCTGTGTCGTACGTACCAGCGTCAATCATCTGCTGGCGTTCAGTCATGTAGGCCAAGTAGTTCTCGAAAGTACCAAACACCTCTGGGAGACGGTTGGTACGCTCTGGATCGTTGAAGTACGCTTCTAGATCGGCGGCGGTAACCTGCTGTACTTCACCTGTTTGGCCGTACAGACTGCTAGGGCTAGCCTCTCCTCTCTCGCTACCTTCAACGAATGTAAATAACATCTCAGACATCGCTCACTCCTTAAATTGAAGACTTAGTAGCAGAGAGGGACCATGTGGCCGTACCCTGTACTGTAGAGGTTGCTATGTCTCTGATCTCAATGGTTAGGCTACACGACGACGTACCGTCGGTGCTACGTACCATAGACCAGCTTCGGTTACTGCTGAGAGACAGCCAAGTACCTAGTGTACCTGATGTCGGTGTGGTGCCAGAGAGTAGTGTAGCTCTGATCTCGTAGTCAGCACCTACGCCAACATCTGGAGCGGCAGACCACCAGTTGGGCGTTGTAAGCCCTGTACTGCCGACGCCTGATACCTCGCCGTCACTTTCAGCCGTTAGCGTTGCTGTAGCTGTGCCAAACTCTAGTGAGGAAGCTGAGGCTGTCTGTAGGTCTACACCCACAGCACTAGCGCCATAGAATTCGCTAAAGCCAGACTGTGCGTTTAACGCCTTACTGATGAGGTCACGCACAGCGGTGTCGTTTAAACTTATTGTCGTACCTGCCGCGTTACCCAGCTCCGTGTTGAAGTCGGAGAGGGAAATCACGCCACTGCTTGGTAATGCCATGGTGACCTCCTATGATTAACTTGGGAATGTTTCGAAACCGCCGTTACGGCCTTCACGACCTAAGCGTACAACAGCAGTGCCACTTCCATACTCGCCAGTCTTAACACCTACGCGGTACTGTACGGGCTCTGGCTCAAAGCCGTATGTTTCAATATCTGATGTGTATGCTTCAACGTCACGCCATGTGCCCGCTGAGTTCAAACGACGCTGAACAGTAGCGATTGTACCGCCAGCGAGGTCAGCGACAGAGAGGCTGAAATAGCCTTGAACGTCGATGGCATTAGTAAAAGT